GGCTGTATGATTGAAACATCATCCTCACGACCCATAGTGAATGCACGGATACGTCCGAGCGGATCGCCCTCGATGTTTATGTCATCGCCCTTTAGCTTGTATGAAGGCAGTGCCGCACCCGCATTGTTCTTGGCAAAGTAGGACAAAGCCACCTCGTAGTCGTCGATAAGGCATTGGATAAGGTTCCAACACGGGCCGTTGTGCTTGTCACGCTTGTAATGGATGGGGCATCGGCTGAATCCGTGCCTTCCACGGTACACCACCTCGTACCCGTCCATGCCGAAATAGTCTTTCAGTCCGTTGACGACACCTTTGATTCCCTTCTTAGCCTGGCGGTATCGGGTAAGGTACTCGTTGTCCCACACCTCTACCCATGAGACCACTTCCTTTCCGTCCTCGTCATAGGAGGAGAACTTGCGGGCGAACTGCGTCATCTCACCCGTGATTGAATCATAGTGCGGATAGAGGGTGTCGCCGTACAGGAACGAGAACACCTTCACTCCCATCTTGCCGTTGTTGAGGTAGAAGCATATAGCACCGTCTGCTGTCATCTTCACGCTCTCCGCAAGCAGATAGAAGGCCACCTCCATATCCTCCCGCAGCCATCCTTTCTGATACGCCTTATATAGTTCCTCTGTACGGCTTGCAATGTTCTCATCGGTAATCTCGAAATGGATGTCATTACCGCACAAGTGTACCAACTGCTGTACCGTAGTAACGCATTGGATGGTAGCACCGATACGGAACGTCTCTTCACGGTTCCACTCTATCTCGGTCTTCCCTTCATCGTTCTTGCGTTCAGTGTAGTTGTAGAACTCGGGGAAGTAGAAGTCGGACATTACGCGGTGTGAGAACGGATAGAACTCCTCCAAGTAGTCCGCCTGCGTCATGATGCTTCCCATAAGCCTCCTCTCGGTGTACTTCATGTTGTCAACGTACATCGGACTGTTGTACTTCTGTGCCTCCTTGCCGCCGTTGGTAAGGCGGTAGAAAGGCCGTTTCGTTAATAAATCTTTAACTGCCATATCTCTTTGGGTTTAATGGGTCAAATGGGCTTATGGGTTTTTCCCTTTTACCATCGTCGCCCGTGATTAGAATTTCCGAAATAATTATTGAATGGGTTGTTGCGGCGTTGCTTGCGCACATTGTCGGGCATACCTCCAAGCAATCCCATGTTATGCGGCTTGTGATGCACCGCCTTGATATTGAATATCTCCCTTATCGCAGCACCCTCCACGAAGTCGGGCGAGCGGTGTATGAGCCTCTTCATCTGCTTTGCCTTGTCGATGACCCTTGTGGGGTCGTCCTCGCGGAAACGTATGCAGCGGCGTTCCTCGTTAAGTATCTCCTTTAGCGTCTTGTTCTTGTACCCTCGACCGCTGAACCGTCTTGTCAGTAGTTCGGGTGCAATGGAATACGTTCCGTCTTTGAGGTGGTCTGCGAAGTATTGGAAGGACTGCGCCTTCAAGTTGTAGAACATTCCCTTGAACTTCTCATCGACTGCCTCCTTCGCATTGAACGGAATGGCTTTCGGGAAGAACCCCTTGAACACCTGTCCCGTTCCGATTAGGTCATAGGCGAAGTTGTCCTCACGCACCCTCCATCTCTCCAACAGCGCACGGGCATACTCCACCGTGCTCTTGGAGTCCTTCTTGCAAGTGGCTATGTCGGATATGTGGTTTCCTACCCACAAGTAGAACACGCATTGGTCGCCTCCGTCAAAGGCAGCATCGCATGTAACCCTCCGTATGCCATCTCCTATCTGCTCCGAGTTGTTGTAGAACATATCCATGTGTTCGAGCTTCACAAGGTCATGCCCCGCCGCCTTGTACTTCCAATTCCCGTCCAAGAACCTTGCTCTTGTCTCGTCATCCTGACCGATTAGGTTTGCGAGGTATGCGGGGTCTGACGACATCAGCGCAATGTTCTCCGACAGCTTGGCGGGGATGAACCGAACGGACTTTATCATCGTGTCAACGGGAGAGCCGTACTGCTCGTATTCCTTCTTCCAATACGTCATGATGGTGCCCTTGCATTTCTCGAACACCTCTTCCTTCGTATCTCCCCAAATGACTTGCGTAACGTCATCACCGTCCATGAAGCAGTATTTCGTAGCGCCCGCCATATCCTCACGGGCAAGCCCCGTCTCTTGGTCTATCCACTGCTCGACGAACTTGGCTACCCATGAGTCGGGGTCGGGGTTGCATGAGCCGATGATGCGTGAGCGCATATTGTAGGCGTTACGGTTGCTCATGGTAAGCACCTTGAAATACTTGAACGGCATCTGCGTAATCTCGTCAATGCCGATGTAGGCATACTGCTTACCTTGATAGCGGTCAGTGAACCCTCTGTCGTCCATGTTGAAGAAAGAGAACGTCAGCCAACCGCCCGCATCGAAGTTCCACGTCATATCGTTCTTTGCGCGGTTGTATGTACCGAACTCGCTGTATAGCTCCTGTGAGGTATCTATGATGTCCGAAAGATCATCCAAATCCTTACGGAAGATGATGCCTCGGAAGTTCTTGTTGAGTATGTCGTACAGGGTTTCCAAAAGCAGGACGTATGAGTTGTGTGTCACCGTGAAGTCCTCGGTGAGATAGAGTGCGGACGGGTCGCTCACGGCAATGCACCTGCACTTGTCATGGCCTATTATCTCATAGCCTACTATCCTCTTTGTCGGTTCGGACACTCCACCGTTGTACGGTTTGCATCTCGCCTTCTTGCGTGACAGACGGAACAACCGATGCGTATCCTTCATCTTTATATACAGCTCGTGACTGTCCGCTGCCTCAAACCTTTCACCGTCCTTCTTGTAGAAACGGTGCTTGGTGGAGATGGTGACGTATGCACCGAGAGAACGGAGGATGAAGGCAAACGACTCGGCCATCTCCCTGCTTGCCGTAGCGAACAGGCAGTGTCCTCTTGAATCTGCCGTACCGTCGGTATCCATGAGTCCCTGCACAAACGCCAACCGCTCATTCAGCGGTGCGTACTTGTAGTATTCGGGAATGAACTTGTCGTAGGAGTAGTGGCCGTACAGTCCGAGTTGGGTAAGGTCATCCTTCAACCTCTCGTCCTTTATCCTGTAATCACGCGCCTTGCTTGTCTGTCCGAACTTCGACATGTCTATGCCTGCATCCTCGAAGTATTCAGCTATCTCCTTGTCTGCTGACGAGAGGAGCGCGTCATAGCCACCGTTCATCACGCTTTCGGTTATGCAGCCGTCACCGAGGATAGCACCTATCACATAGGGGTCGGACTTCGGCTTATAGGCGTGCGGGTCGTTCTTTGTGAACTTGACGGGTTCGCACAATGGAACGAGCAGGTTTCCTGCCTTGCCCGAATCAATGTGGTCCGCAATCATCTGCATGGTCCACAACCGCCAATCGGCTTCCTGTCCCGTGCCGTTGAGCTTCCTTGTCTTATGTATCTTGCAGGTCTCTTTTATCTTCCAAAGATGGTCGTCGGTACAGTCAACGTGCGTACCGTCGGAGAAATGCAGTCGGAACACCTTCCTTATTCCGAGTTCGGTGATGCAGATTACCTTCTGCATACCACCGTGTATGTCGGTGACGATGCTGCCTACTTCGAGGTCGCCCATCCTCCTCAGTCCGAAGGGTGTAACGACGGGAGAAGAGTAGGGCTGCCCTTTGCCCCCGCCGCGGGATCCGCCCACGATGGATATGTCAGCGGTTGACATGTTCATGTCTGTCTGGCCTCCTTTCTGCACTGCGATTATCCTGTCATCGGGTTTCTCTCTTATGCGGTCGCGTATCTCCTGCACCTCTTCCTCACCGATGATTGTAAGTCTTTCGGAAAGCTCCTGGAATTTCTGCATAAGGGGTTCGATGCACGCCTTTGGGACGCGCACGACAGGTTCAAAAAGAACCTGCTTGTCTGTGTCTTTCCTATCCTTCATACAATCTTCTTGGGGCAAAATTAGTAAATAATTTGTATTTTCATCACTTTTTTACTAAAAAAGTAGTGAAAAATTTTGCGTATTTAATTGATTTGTGTATTTTTGTGGCGTAATAAGATTGTTTTCAG